TGTTGTTGCGATATACAGCAACCTGTTTGAACGGGCGAACGCTAATATCGACCAAAGTAAAAGTAGAGTAGTCCTGTCCTCTTCCTTTAGCAACATCTACTGTCATGATGTAGTCGTGTTTCTCTATGGGTTTCTCATATATTAGGAGGTCTCCACCTTCGAATGTATCATAAGGATTTAGAGCTCTAAACTCCATTAATGTCTCAGCGTTTATAAGTGTGTCACCCGTACCAAAAAATGTATTACCAAATTCTTGATCAAACTGCAATTGTGATGTATTAGATATCGTAGACTCTTTCCATTTCTTATCTCTTCCAGGTACGTCCCACCAATCTACTCTAAAAGCTTTGAATTCATTTATTCCTTGTACAGCACCCTGCCAAATATTATAGAAAGTATTTCCTATTCCATTTGCAGTTGATGTAACTATAATTTTGGTATCTTTACCAGCAGAAACAACTGGATATGTTGATGTATAGAACTCTGATGCGCGCTCTACAAACGCGAACTCATCGAGATAAAGAAGGTTAACGGAAAGACCACGAATAGAACTACCAGAAGTAGCAGAGGCAATAATACGAGAATTGTTACTAAACTCGAGAGAACCTTTATTAAGGGCCTTACTACCAGGCTGTAGAAAGAATGGAATATTTTCCAACATAAGTGTGATTCTTGATAACATCTCTCTCGCTGTTGCGCCTTTGTTTGCCAGTACTGCAACTGTTTTTTCCGAGTTAAAGAGGGTAAACCATAATAGATAGGCACACGCTGAGATCGACTTACCAGATTGACGACACGCCAGTACAACATTAAATCTGTTCTCCTTGAATTGTTTAAACATTTCTTTTTGATAAGGATATAGCTTGAAAGGAACTAAACCCTGATCAAGGGATATTATTTTACAATATTTTTCTGCAAAATAAGAGGGATTACTCATACATTTTGAGTATTCTTTAACGAGCTCAGAAGTCCATTGCTGTACTACACCGTCTCGTTTAACATTAGGATTCCCTAGGTACGTCTCTGTCTGGGGTGACATCTACAATCTCATTATCTTGATTTTTCAGTAACTTTTGAAGATCAGCGGTTGATCCTAAAAATATATTGTTTTGTTGATTTTCAACTTGTTTTAGTGGTTCTTCCAAATCTTTATTTTTCTTATTAAGATCCATTAATCTGTCATTGACATCTGACAAGTTCTTAATCATATTAGAAAGAACCTCAAAGGCACGAGGATGTTCTGACTCACGAGCCACTTCCATCATAGTCTCTAGGCTGCTCTTTCCTTTTTCTAAGAGATCATAATAGGTATCTCGAGAATATTCATAATCACTCTTTACATTATCTTTATTTTTCATTATTTCTTACTTGCTCTTACTCTATCAGCTAAGTCCTTATCTGCTTTACCCCAAGTACCACTACCTTTTGTGATAAATGAATTAACTCTGGCCATGGCCCATTGTTGTGGAGTAGTACCCGGTCTTGCGCCAGTTTTCCATGCGGCCATTCCTCGATTATAAACTGACCTAAGAATACCTTTGGAAATTCCAGATTTTTCAGCTTTTCCTGCGAGACCTTTCTTTTCTTCTTCTGCAAGATCAGTCCTTCTTATTTCTTCAAACGTTTTCATTTGTCATCTCCTTTTTTTCCAAACATCTGATGATATTTTATAGTATGCTTTGACTTTTGCATAGGCTTTTTACGAGCCTCTTTGTCTCCGGGTCTATCTTTATAGGCAGCAGGATTGTCATCAGACATCTTTGTAGTTTTCTTAAAAGACGCGTCTCTTGCGATTTTAGTAGATTTTGAAAGTCCTTTATGATAAGCAGCATACTGTCTTCCTTTTCTACCTGCAATGTCAGGATCTTCAGGAACGTTTTTTTCTCTTATTTCTTCAAACGTTTTCATCAGCTATCCACCTTAGATCCGCCTCTCCATTGATAACAAGACCAGTAACGCGCTTTAAACTTTGGTCCAGGATTATCACAGTTGTGTCTAGCTCGAAATGATTTTCTTCTTGCTGGGTCATCTCTCTTAATCTCCATGTTTGGATCACCAAACCTTACTACCACAACGTTTCCTTTTGGTCCTCTTACGTAAACTTTAAATTTCTTATTAGGATTTTCGCTAGTCCTAATAGGATCATTTAATTTTACTTTCTTTCCCTGATACTCTGACTCTGTAATTTCTAGATCTTCATAAAGATCACATGATTCACAGTAGTCATCTATATCTTGAGCTCTATGTTCTTTAAATTTCATTTTACTACCCTCTATCTTATTAATCATGAACCAAAGCCTCCATCACTATCTTGTCCCCAAATTGTTGTTGTAAATCCAAAGTCACTATCAGCATCTCCAATAGTATTTATAGGATTCGGATCGATTTGTATTGTTTGTAGTCTCACATCTGAGTCAACCGTTAATCCTATAGCAGAATCAACGTAACCAATTCTATTTGCAAATATCTTAGCAACAGATTGTCTAATAATTTTGGATGATGGAATCGGTCCATAATATTGTGTTCTCATTTCAAAATCTATTGTGTATATTATAGTTCTTCTTGAACCCAAGTCTGCCTCAAAATCATCTGCAAATCCAACGCCCGTTAACGTAATCGGTATGTCTTCCTTAAATGTTGGATGTTCAGAAGGAAACGGCGTTATAGTTAATGTATACTGTGGATTAAAAAATGGTAATATCTGTTCAACCATTTGTAGAGCATCATCTTGTGACTTAGCATACATATTAAGTTGAAATCCCATAACATATGGGACAGCTGTATTGAACTTTTGCCTAGCAGTATTAATAGTTCCTGTATTAGAAAAGTGAGCAGTCTTTGCCAGTTGTCTAGAAGTGTCATAATTAATACTTGTAATTTCAAAAGACATACGTGGCAGCTTTATTGCAACCCTCGTGTCTTCAACAAGATCTGGATTCTCTCTTATTCTATCTAAGTACTTCGCTTTGGGTGCATATGTTAAAGGAACCTTTACTTGGCTAATAACTGCGCCACTGCTATTTTTTCTTAAAACATATATGTTATTAAATAGTCTACCAAATATAGCAACACATTTTCTTGTTTTTTCATGATAGAAATGAGTACCAAACATAGCTAGCCCTTATAAATCTTTTGTAAGTGATCTTCGAAAGATTCAACTTTAGTTAACCTATTTGGCCAGAGTATGTATTCTTTTTCAGGATTCTTCTTTAAGTTATTTAAAAGCGGTATGATAGCATTGTATAACTTATCGAGCTTTTCTTGTGTAGATGTAGCAGTAGATTCTACAGCTGCAGCTTTTTGTGTTACTTTCTGAACAGCTTCGAGTTCTTCTTCATTAACTGCTGTAAAACCAAAATCAAATAAGTCGTCTGCCATTAATTATTCTCCGGATCTCCAAATGGGTTATTTTCACTAAAATCCAAGAAGTCATCAGAGAAGTCACTAAAATCTGAATTCTGTTCATTTTCTGATATTTGGTTATTTTCAGATATAGCACTGATTGGTACAGAAGAGTCGGCTCTTCCTAAACCAGATATGACCAATGGTTTTGTATTTTGTGTAGAAAAGTTATGAAACTTACCATCGGTGGCTCCAACATGCACTAGTTCTAATATACTGGTGTCTTTGTTGTAACTTATAACTTCACCGGTCATTGATACACTTAAGTCACTGTCAATTATTTGACTAACAGTATTTCCTGAGATAGTTGATACACTAGATGCTCCAAGTGTAAGAAGATACTTGTAAGCATAATCTTTTTCTATCTTATCAATATCAGTTACACCGGTATCAAGATCTTCATCATTGTATTCGAATAGTGAAGCTCTTAACTTAAATGTCGGTACATTTTCTAATTGATAGAATGGTTGTTCATGTTCTACATGTCGTATCTCAAATAAAGATTTTGACATAGGTAGGAATATAAGATCACCCTCTCTTGGTCTTTCAGAATTAATCTCATTATCATAACGTCCTATTGTATCTGTCCATCTTCTACGTGAGACTACAAATGTCGCCTCATCTCTTATTTCAACTCCAAACTTTGTAAATAAGTCTCCTTCACCCTCGAATCCTTCGATATTATCGATAAACATTTCTATTTTATATGAGGAATTAAAACGAGAAGGTACATCATCTCCAAATATCTTATTCTCATTAACAATGTCTCTTGGAAGGTAATATACTTCTTGGCCATATATCTTAAGTGATTCAATTACTAAGTTCTCGTATAGTAATTGTTCTGACCTAACACCAGATTTAATATGTAAATTTTTAGCCATAAATTATCCTATAAAAAAATCAATTGGTGCTTCGTGTTCTAATCTTATTCTTTCTCTTAAGTCTTGTAGTTCTCCTGTTGCATCATCATATAGTTGTCTACCATTTATGATAACTCCACCAGGCAATTGCATTCCTTCAAATTTCATTAAGTTTAAACCCCATTGTTCTTTTATTAAAGCAGTAGCATAAGATTTTAACCACATATCATTATAAACACTACCGTGTGATTCTGGATCTATTGCGCTATAGGTGTCAAGTATTACGTACTCATCTTCTTTAATGTCTTGATCTTCAAAGTCTCCAAATATATAGAGCCTGTTTTGTCTCCTTGAGAACTCCACTAATGGATGTCCATTGAGTTTCATATCTAGTAATGAGAGGTGTTGCTGTAATTGTTCGTAATAAGCAAGGTCACCAGCAAAGTTATTTAAGTCTGCGATATCATTTAACATCATTTGATATTTAATATCAAAAAAGTTATATGAAGTACCAAACGAAGAAGATATTGGTAATATCCTCTTTATGTATAAGACATTTGTGGGAATACTAATATACTTATTAGTAACATCAGAAGCAGTTACTTGGTGTTTTAGATAACCGCGCACGGTCGCGTCTGAGTGATATTCTTGATAGTATTGAATCGCTTCATCAATACGATCTTCG